CTACACTGGCGAACTACTGCTACAACTCCATGTTTTATGGTTGTACGAGCCTTACAACAGCGCCGTCGCTGCCCGCAACCACGCTGGCGACCAACTGCTACCGCTACATGTTCCAAAATTGTACAAGCCTTACAACAGCGCCGTCGCTGCCCGCAACTACACTGGCGAACTACTGCTACTCCTCCATGTTTTATGGCTGTATAAAAATCAAACTATCTACCACGGCGTCCGGAACATATACCAAGTCGTACCGCATCCCAAAAAGCGGAACCGGGACAACAGCTTCAAGTGCGCTTAATTATATGTTTGCCAATACGGGAGGCACGTTTACAGGGACACCGGAGCTCAACACCACTTACTATTTGGATGAATCCAACACCATTGTGTAAAGGAGGCCAACATGGCAGAATTTATCAAAGTGAACGGGCAGGAGTATCCCGCCACGCTGATATACAACTACAAAGACCTCAACTGGGATATGCGCGAGACGCAGACGGTGCATCTCACCATGCCCTATGCGCAGGCGGCGGCGCTGCTGCCTGACAATACCCCATGGAGCATCGTACAGCGCGACATGGTGGACAAGCTCGACGAGAACGGCATGCCTACGGGTGAGACCATGGAGCAGATCAACGAATGGGACAACAGCGAGTACAGCCTCAGCGGCGATATCACTGACCACCGCGACGGCACCGTATCTATCAAGATGGGCAAGCCCACGGAATCCGAGCTTTCGGAGGCGACCGTCACGGCGCTGGTCGGCCAGAGCATCACGCCGCAGCGCGCGGCAAGGCTGCGCCCAGTCATCGAGCAGGCCAGCGCGTCGCTCTCTGACGGCGAGGCGGCGAAGTCGCCCGAGCTGTTCCCGCGCTGGGCGGATCACATCGGCGAGACCGTCAAGCCCGGCGACCGCCGCAGCGATATGGACGATAACGGCGTGCTGCACGTCTACCGCGTCAACAAAGGTCAGGGCCACACTACTCAGGCCGACTGGCCTCCGCACAGCACTCCCGCAATGTGGACTATCATTGACCTCGAGCATGCTGGTACTCAAGATGACCCGATTCCGGCCGCTCGTGGTATGGAGTACACTTATGGTCTCTACTACAAAGACCCCGAGGACACTAAGCTGTACCTGTGTGAGCGTATTGGTGAGGCCGCGGGCGGGAAGATCGTCTTGCAGTATTTGCCGCACGAGTTGGTGGGGAATTATTTCACGGCGGTCTAAGGCCGCAGAAAGGGAGCGGGATATGGATAATGCAAAGCACTACGATGACGCAGAGATCGCGTTGATCGAAAGCCGATGCAAGAGCAATACGCACCGCATCAACGAGTTGCAGGAGCACCAAACGGCGCTTGACAGGCTGGCAACGTCGGTCGAAGTGCTGGCGACCAAGCAGGAAACCGTTGAGGGCGACGTCAAAGAAATCAAAGAGGACGTGAAAGCCATCACGGGCAAGGCTGGGAAACGGTGGGACAGTCTGGTCGACAAGGCTCTCGCAGCGCTGGCGGGCGCGTTTATCGCGTGGCTGCTGTCGGGGGTTGCCTAATGAAGGAGCTGAGAAAGCGGGACAAGTACGTCATCGCGGCAGTGCTCAACCTCTGCTGGTACTGTATTGCGGTGCTCGTATTGACCGCGCATGACAAGGTAGTGCCGGACAGCCTGACCGTCGCGTGGTTCGCCGCGTGGACGGCAGAACTGGGGCTGCTGGCGGGAATTAAAATCAAGGGAAAGGACGAATAACATGAACGAAAGAATTATCAAGCGTATCGCAAACCTCATGAGCGTCAAGAGCATCGTGACGCTGGTGCTGACGGGCGTTTTCGCGTATATGGCGGTGACGGGCAACATTTCGCAGGACTTTATGACGATCTATGCGGTTATCATCGCGTTCTACTTTGGCACGCAGAGCCAGAAGACGCAGGACGTGATCGACAGCAAGGGTGATAGCGATGTATCACAGTAGGGACATCGCCGACCTGCGGGCGGACGTGCGCGCAAACTGCGTCATCTTTCTTGACCTCTGCAAGGAGGCGGGGCTTCCAGTGCTCGTAACGGAGACGGTCAGGGATGACGAGTACCAGCGCTATCTTGCCGCGAACGGCTACGCGGCAAAGACCGCGACGCGCCCGACGTTCCACGGCGTCAAGGCGGGGCTGGCGTTCGACATCTGCAAAAACGTCAAGGGGCATGAGTACGACGATCCGTCGTTCTTTGCCCGCTGCGGGCAGATCGGCAAGCAGGTCGGCTTTTCGTGGGGCGGCGACTGGCGGAGATTTCCCGACAAGCCGCATTTCCAGTGGGACGGCCATATGCGATACACAGGGAGCATGATTTTGGCGGGCAAGTATCCGCCGGAAATGGAGGAGTACATGGATCAGGCAACGTTTAACAAGATGATGGACACTTACCTTGCGCAGCTCGACACCAAGCCCGTCTCTTCATGGGCGGCCAAAGACTGGGCGGCGGCAAAGGCTGCGGGCATCACGGATGGCAGCGCCCCGCAGGGGCTTATCACACGGCAGGAAGCCGTGACGATGATCCGGAGAGCGGCAAAATAACGGTGTCCGATTCGGGCACGGAAAGGAAAACGGGCGGGAGACCTGCAACGTCTCCCCTCGCGTGAGCGCTCTGCAAGCCCCAGCGCACAGCATGGACAAGCAGCACCGAGCGATCCGCGCGCAACTATCCTCTATGGCCCCGCGCAGGGCTATAGCATACATCCAAGCCTATGACCTGCCGCCCGATGAAATGGCATGCCTCATCGAGTGTGACGTGCGAGGGCATTCCCTCGTGCAGGTCGCCGCTCAGCTCCACATGAGCGTGGACGGCCTCGCCAAGCTGCGCCGCCGGGCTTACCGCAAGCTTGCCGACGGGCAGAAAGAGAGCACCGACTGATTAGTCGGTGCTCTCTTTTTTGACTTCGCTTTGCTTTGATTTCGTCCCGCTCCGGCGCTTGGCGTCCGCGCGATGCTGGACCTCTTTTCGGTGGGCTGCGGCGCACTCAGGGGAGCAGGTAACGGTGGGGGTGCCGGGGACTATCTCCCGGCCACAGACGACACAGACCTTAACGCCGCTGCGGGATTTTTCGTGGCGTTTTATGTAGTAATCGTGTACGGCGTTCCAGCTTTTTGACTGCGCACGGTCGATTTCACGGACGGCATCCGGGGCGCATTTTGGACAATACTTTTGCAATCCAGATTGGACGACATACTCTCCACCGCAGATCACGCAGTTATCGATATCTCCCAGATGCCGGGAAAAACCGGTGGCCCGGTACTTTTGTTTCCTGACCTTCTCCCGCTCTGCCCGGCAGGTTAGGCAGTAACTGGCTCTGGGCCCTCCGATGAAGTTGGCCCCGCAGGTGTGGCAGGTTCGCGTGCGCAGGGTGGTCGACCGGGATGCGGCAAGGCAGTCATCGCACTTCGCCTGCTCTGCGCGATCGGTGGAAAAAATCTTGCCGCAGGTGATACATTTTTTAGTCCGCATACACAGTCTCCTTCGCCGCGTTATAACAAAAATTTTGCATCTACGCCCAGCGCGTCGGCGATGGCAAGCAGGTTTTTGGCGGTCAGGTTGCCCGCCTCCGCCTCCCCCAGCTCCACGCGCTGGATCTGGCGGATATTGACGCCGGACTTCTTGGCAAGCTCGGACTGAGTCATGTCTGCCATGCGTCGGGACCACTCAAGCTTAGTGATGGGGCGGTTGTGGCAGTCCCGCCCGTAGTTGACCAGAGAACAGGCGGTGCAGTCGCCGTCCGCCCGCTGGCAGTCGCTGTACTTTCTCCGCATCTTATCTCCTCCTCTTAGCAAATGACCTTTACGACCTCGGCGTCACGGATGATGAGCTCGCCGTCGTCCTCGCCGTACTCGGCCTCGTTGCCGCAAATGATCGCGACGTGATTGCCAAAATAATTGTTGGCGCCCAGGCGGTAAAGGCTACAGACGCAGATGCCGTCAAGCTCGACGCTGGTATCGTCGCCGTTGTCCCAGAGGTGGGAGAGGTGCTCAATCGTGCCAAGTTCAAACTCCTGCTCCTGGACGCGCACGCCAACGAATTCGTAGTCCCAGCTGAGGTCCATCTCTTCGGCGATATTCTTGATAGTATTGATCATTTCGGCGTTCATCATCATTTTTGTATCCTCCCGGGGTGTTCCCCTCTCTTGTTTACATGCTTATTATACGCTAATATTAGCGTATTGTCAAGAAAAAATCACAGAGTTTTGAAGAAATTTTTGAGGGCAAAACGCGGGCATTTTGCGGGCAATTTTTAAGGGGGGAAACGCTGTACCATAGAGGCACCAAAAGGAGGTGCGCAAAATGTACGAGCGACTTTTAGCTTTAGGATTTACCGAGCAAATGGCAATGGACATTTTGACGCTGTTTCCTGATCCTGACGAGCTGCGCACTTACGTCTATTTCGCGGAGCTTTTCCATGTATAGCTACTTTAATCCCAACCCCGCAGGGCGGAATGTATCAGATTGCACCGTGCGCGCGATTTGCAAAGCGACGGGGAAGGACTGGGGCGAGGTTTATTTGGCTCTGTGCATACAGGGATACTTGGACGGTGACTTGCCCCATGCAAACGCCTGCTGGGGCGCGTATCTGCGGTCTTTAGGCTACCGGAGATACATCATACCGGACACCTGCCCGGACTGTTACACGGTCGGTAAGTTTGCCGATGAGCACCCGCGCGGGACGTATATTCTCGCGCTTTCTGGCCATGTGGTCTGCGTGCAGGACGGTGTGATTTACGACAGCTGGAACAGCGAGAACGAAATCCCGCTTTATTACTGGGTAAAAGAAACGGAGGAATGAACATGGCATATCCCTATTTCAATCCCTATTATCCGCAGCCGATGCCGGACAACCTCATGCAGATGCGGCAGCAGCAGATGATGCAGCCCATGCAGCAGCCTATGTCGCAGCCAGTGCAGCAGAACCCCATCGCGCAGGGCGGCGTGCAATGGGTCAACGGCGAGCAGGAGGCGAGGGGTTATCTCATCGCGCCCAACTCTGCTGTAGCGCTGTGGGATTCTACCGCGCCGACTGTGTACCTCAAGCAGTCCGACGCGAGCGGAAAGCCGACGCTCAAGGTTTACGACCTCGTAGAACGCGCAGAAACGCCCCGCACAGCGTCGCAGGAAAAGGGCGTGGAATTTGTCACCCGCAAGGAGTTTGACGCGCTGGCGGCGCTTGTGGGCGAATTAAAGGGCAAGAAGAAGCGCAAGGAGGACGATGACGATGAATAATCCGTTTTTCGGTGCGCTCGGCGGCGGGAACGGCTTCATGCAGATGATGCAGCAGTTCCAGCAATTCAAGGCAAATTTTCAGGGCGACCCGAAAGCTGAGGTCGAAAAGCTTTTGCAAAGCGGCAAACTCTCGCAGGCGCAGCTGAACCAGCTTCAGCAGATGGCAAAGCAATTCCAAAGCCTAATGCAATAACTAAATATTTATAGCGTTTTCTTTAATTCTTTATCGTGGCCACGATTTAGATAAAACTGACTTTAATTAAAAGGAGTGATACTATGTCTCTTTCTGACGGCGGCGTTCAGGCCACTATGCCTGTTGCGCCAACCGGTATGATGAACAGCGGCTTTGGCGGCTTCGGCGGCGATGGCGCGTGGTGGATCATCATTCTTTTCCTGTTTGTTTTCTGCGGCTGGGGAAACAACGGCTGGGGCGGTAACGGCAACGGCGGCGGCGTCGTAGACGGCTACGTGCTGACCTCTGATTTTGCCAATGTCGAGCGCAAGATCGACAGCGTAAATCAGGGCCTTTGCGACGGATTTTACCAGCAGGCGCAGCTTGTCAACGGCACCAACATGGCGATGGCAAACGGCTTTGCACAGGCCGAGCTTTCCCGCAGCAACCAGCAGGCGGCGCTTATGCAGCAACTCAACGCTATGCAGATGCAGGCCGCGAATTGCTGCTGCGAGAACCGCGCGGCTATCGCGCAGGTGCGCTATGACATGGCGACGCAGGCGTGTGACACGCGCAATACTGTGCAGAACGCGACCCGCGACATCATCGACAATGCCAACGCCAACAGCCGCGCAATCCTTGACTTCCTGACGCAGAGCAAGCTTTCCGACCTTCAGGCTGAGAACCAGGGCTTGAAGCTGGCGGCAAGTCAGGCGGCGCAGAACAGCTATCTGGTCTCGCAGCTGCGTCCCTCTCCCATTCCGGCCTACACGGTGCAGAACCCCTATTGCTGCAACCAGTTTGCCGGTTGCGGCTGCTGACAACTGCATAGCATAGCTTCTCGGGCACCATATCGGTGACGTTACCGAGATGGTCGGCCCCGTGCCGACACTGGAAACAACGCGGCGGGGCAATAGCCCTGCCGCTGTATTTTAAACGGGTCGATTTCGACCCCTTTAGGAAGGAATGATTTTGTGAAAACGGTTGACGAACTTAAGCAGGAATTTGTCGATCACATTGCAACTCTGGACAAGAGTGAAATGAGCATGTACGATCTTAGCAATTATGCCGATCTTTTGCGTAAAGCGGACGAATTATTTGCGCCCAGCTACGCGGAAATGATCGCAAATGGTGCGTTTGCCCCTTTTGGGGCAAATCAGAGAAAGGAGTGATACCAGTATGGCTGAGTTTAGTAATTCTAGCATTGCTTTGGTCCCTGCTGGGCAGAACGTCCCACTGACCGAAACGGCGGTCAATAGCAAGCCTTGTATCGTGCATCGTCAGGGCGCAGGCGTTGTCACGCTTCGAGGCCTCACCAATCAAAATCGCGCCCTGTTTAGGGTCTCCTATGGCGGCAACATCGCTATTCCAACCGGAGGCACGGTCGAGGCCATCACGGCGGCGCTTGCCATTAACGGAGAACCGCTGGCCAGTGCAACGGCGACCGTCACGCCCGCGGCGGTAGGGAACTACTTTAACATTTATGTTTCCGCACAGGTCTGCGTTCCGAAAGGCTGTTGCCTGACGGTTGCAATGGAAAACACCAGCACTCAGGCCGTCAACTTCGCCAACTCGAACCTGACGGTTGAGAGAATCGCGTGAAAGGAGAATGGACATGAGCAAGAAAGCAATGTATGATCTGCGCAATATGCTGTGCGACGAACTCGACGAGCTGGCACGCAAGGGCGAGCTTGGCGCGGGCGATCTCGAAATTGCGCACAAGCTGACGGACACCATCAAGAACATCGATAAGATTGAGATGATGGAGGACGACGGCTATTCCCGCGATGAAGACTATTCTCGCCGCTATTCCCGCGACGGAGATTGGCAGTCGGGTATGCGCGGCGCTTATGACCGCGATATGTCCAACGCGAGACGCGGTACGCACTACGTCCGTGGACACTACTCCCGCGACGGCAGCATGGAAAATATGAAACGCCAGTTGCAGGAAATGCTGGACAACGCCGACGATGACAGCATCCGCAGAGCCATCCAGCGCTGCATGGACACAATCGAGGGCTAAAGGGGGTGCTCCCCTATGGTCGACGAGAATGAGGTCAAGCGCTGGATAGCTCGCCTTGAAACGGAAGAATCGAGCTGGAAAAACTATGAGCGCCTTGCCGTGCTGTATGCCATCCGTGACCAGCAAAGCGGCAGTAGAGAGAGGGCTTTGCCAATGGCATACTCTGCAGCGCCCGCGCCAGTCAACGTTGAAACATACGGCGACAGCGACTTCCTGCGCGCAGTGGCAGATATTCCGCCGGACAAGGCGTGGGAGATCATGGACGAGCTGATGGACAGCTTGAAAATTGTAAACGAGCGCGTCTATAATAGCGTCATGCGGAAACTAGAAAAGTAAATTGCAGATGGAATTGCAGATGAGTTACAAAAAACCTTGTAATATCAATGCTTTTGCGGATTGGGTTGGGGGTTCGACTCCCGCCGCCTCCACCAATGAAAAAACCTCGCAGTTTCAACGGCTGCGGGGTTTTTCTTGTATTTGCAAGGGTTTTCTGGATTACCTGTTTACGCATTACTTGCGATATTTGCAAGTTATCTTCTGTTAAAACAGTGTTTTTGCAGATAAATTACAGATGAAATTACAGATGAAATTCGGACTCAAAAAAGCCGTCAACGGCATCTGCCACTGCTACGGCTTTATCATCCATGGTGTGTTGATATACGTTTTTAAGCATGTTGTTTGTAGAATGCCCCATGCGCTCCATTGCGTATTTGTCTGGGACATTGAGCCGGAGCATAACCGATGCGTTTACATGGCGGAGGTCGTGAAAGCGGAACGGCTGAACTCCGCAGCGGGCACACGCGCGTTGCAGATGCTTATATAGGACATTTCTTGTTGCATGGACAATATACTCATCTGTGTGCGGTGTTTCGTCAAGCAGTCCCATAATATACGGCGGTACTTTTAGTTTTCTGTTGCCGCTGTAGGTTTTTGGCTGCTTGAGCTGCGGGCCAGTCTCACCGTCTACCATTGCTTGCTTGATCGTCAAAATATCGCCGTCAAGGCAATCCCATGTTAGCCCTCTGATCTCCGATGTACGGAGGCCGAGCCAGACGGCCAGAAGAAACGGTAGTTCAAAGTCCGTGCCTTTGCAATTCTCATGCAAGATTCTGATCTCGTCCATGGTAGGGATTTTGATTTTAGGTGCTTGCTTCTGAGGGAGGGATATACGGAACACCATATCCGGGCATTCCTCCGACATTGCCGCAGTAAACAGGCCGTAAGCGTTGCGGACGTACTTAGGGGACTTTTCCCGCGCCATCTTATTCACGGCACGCTGCACGCGATCCTGCGTCAACGCGGAGCACTTAACGCTCATCAGCTCCGGGAAAACCACCTTGCGCAGTTTTCTGTACCCGTTGACGGTAGAGGGTGAGAGTATCGCGTCCTTGCTGTCGATGTATCGGTCGATAGCATCACCGACTGTGCGCTCAGACGCACGAGCGGCAGACTTCGCGCCGGACTTCAACGCGGCAGCTTCATTCTCCGCCTGCCTTTTGGTAGGCGCTGTGACGGACACCCGCTTTCCGTCTACCATGACGCTGACATTCCAGTTGCCGGACGGTAGTAGTTTTGCTTTTGGTATCTTCATCAAATCCCCCTCCAATCAATGTACAAGCACCACGCGGACAGAAAGACGATAATGACAAACATTATAGCAATTACAACGTTTCGGATACGGACACCGCGCCGCATGATCTCGATCATGTCCGCTTTTGCATCAACATGGCGTTCCAGCTCATCGTTGCGCGCCTGTAAGGTTTCCTCGGCTGGCGTCAAGTGTTCGGAAATGCCGAACACTTCATCAAGAGAGATGCCAAGCACTTTGCAAATCGCAGCGACTGTGTAAACTGATGGGGACTTAGATGCGCGGGAGAAAAAATTTTTTACTGTTTGCAACGGTAATCCTGCTTTGTCGGCAATATCTTGATGCGTTAGTCTTAACAAGTCTTTTTGCTCCTGACATCGTTTCTGAATGTTCACTTAACATCATATCCTTTCAGTGCAAATGTTGCACTTTTTTGTAGCAATGAAATTTGTCGGAAACTGTCAAAGGGTCAAATCTAAGCCTTGAAAGTGCAGTGCTGGGTGCTGTACGGTGAAGACAAGCAGCGGCGACCGCTCCCCGCTGGCTGCAAAAAGGCCCCGCCGTTTGTTGCAGAGGGCGGCGGGGCCAACCTTACTTCATACCAAGGAGCTTGCCAAGTTTTCTTTGCCGCCCTGCTTTGGTCGTAGGAATTCCGATTGCTTTTGAAATTTTCCTTTTCATCTTCGTGATTCCGAGCGCACGTTTCCAGCTAAAGGACAGACCGGGGATCTTGCTCTTCGCCATTTGGCGCACCACCTTTTATTCGTATATTTTCGACTGCACAAAGTGCAATAATCGACATATAGCCCCGTTGCAGAAATATTTGGAGGGACATAATTATGGACGAACAAACGAGAAAAGCGGCAGAACTTTTTGCCAACCTGACGCCAGAGCAGAAAAATGTCATTCTTGCGATGGTTGATAACCTTCTATCACAGCAAGCACCGCACTCTTCTGCTGCGGAGACAACCGGCTAAACCCAGCAATAAGCTGCGCAAGCTGCGCGTCCTCGCCCTCAATCTTCGGATCGGGGGTGCTTTCTTTTATGCCCTCGGCCTTGACCAGCTTCCGCACCGTCTCAATATCTTTTAAGCACTTTGCGGTTTCTTCAGGAGTTTCCCCCTCGCGCAAGAGAATGTCATCTGGCGTGGTTTTAAGCAGAATACAAATAACGGCGGCTTCTTTCGGAGAGGGGAGATTGCTATTTCGCTTCCATTCGCTAACCCATTTTGTTGTCCTGGTTGTTCCCATCTTTTTATTTAGTTCTTCGCAAAATATCGTGTTGTTTCTATATATTTTTTTAATCAAAAATACTACTTTTTCATAGTTAATGAAAACAACGTCCCTTTTTGCCACAGCAGTTACCTCTAAAAGTTTAATTCAAAAAATCAACATAGTCGGTAAACTTCCACATGCAGTCATAAAGCGTGAAAAGTTTTCCATCTGTTCCGATAGCCTTTATTGTTGATATTAAAAATGAGCGACCAACAACAGAAAAATTGAATTCTGCAAATTTTCCATGTTTCCAACAATGAATGCACGCTTTGGAAAGTTCACCGTTAACAGAATAATAAAGTTCCCCAATATAGTTTTCTTCATCGAATGACTTAATGCTATCTCTTACGGTACTGAAAAATGCAATTAGAGGATATTGGGGACGTTTTTTGGTTTTTGTTCGTGGGGCATAAATTAAATAACTTCTTGGTAAATCATCGGCATGAAGAACAGAGCCGAAATCAAAACAGATTAACTTAAAATTTATTTGATAATCAGATGGAATTATTTTTTCAATTTCGTTATCTTGTTCTAAATCATGCAACGTACTAAGATGATAATTTATTTCATTTATCGCAAGGCTTAATGTCCTTTTGTTGTTTAAGTTGTACGCTGCCCACGCCTTGTTCTCGCCAATATACGAGCAGTTACAAATTTGATATGGCAAAAAGGGGAAATAAGTCATTTCCTCTTCAATGACTTGGCTCATTTTTAGCCAATCGTTTTTAGATAGCACATCTTTCTCACAACGAGAATTTACTAAAATTGCTATTTTTGAAGGAGGCGCGGATTGAACTCCTTTTGGTTCAACATATGCAGCAGGCGAATCGCGTGGCTCTGGTTCTTCCGCATAATATTCTTCATAGTTTCCACTCCAAGAAAGACCAAAGCGACCTAAAAAATTATCTAAAACTCCCATAGCCTAAATATTTTTTCAAAACCGCCAATTAAAGGCGGTTATTTTTGTGCATACCATCAATGAAGAAAATTCGTTGATGGTATTGACTAACGAAAAAAGTTCGTCTATAATAGCCTTACAGAACTTAATTAAGGCAACAAAAAACCAAGCCCCCAACGGATTTCCCGTTTTTGCGGACTTATAACCGATATTTTGTTGGCTGACACTTACATAATAGCGGTGTTGGTTGCGTTTGTCAATATAAAGTTCTGAACTTTATAAGGAGGGGAGAACGCTTGGAATTAAAAGGGATTCGAGAAAATGCCGGTTTGCGTCAGGAAGATGTAGCAAAGAAACTCCGTGTAAGAGTTTCCGCGGTGTCGAACTGGGAGCGCGGTGTGAATGGTATCGCAAGCAAGTACATTCGACCGCTGACCAGATTGTACGGCGTGACCGAAACGGAGATCAGAACAGCATCAGAAGCCGCGCAGGCCGCAAGAGTGGGCAAGGAGGGCGAATGAAACGATTTATTAAATTGTTTTTGCTTCTCTGTTCATGGGCTCTTGTCGCTATTGTAGCCGCCGCTATTTTAATGCTTGTTTCAGCATGGATTGCAGGATCGACGGAAAGCGTTTTGTTTGGCGCTGTTTTTTTGGTCTTGACCATTTTGGTTTGCGCTGCGATTTTGGCGATAAGTGGGGCGGACATATGAAGGCAAAAAAATGCCCCGCCCAATGTTGCAGCATCGAGCGGGGCGGGTGGGACAAATCTCACCACAAGATATTGTGTCCGTGCTTATTGTAGCACGAGAGAAAGGAAAAGGCAAGATGCTAAAGCCACAACAGTTAACGCGACGGCGAAACGACCTTGAGCGAGCCGTGCGCGGCGCGATGGGACGGGCGTTGATTCGCACCGGCAAGGAGCTGGGCGAGGAAATCGGCTTGTCAGAAACGCAAATCTGCAATCGCATGGCGGGGCGTTCCCGCTGGACGTTAGAAGAAATCTGGGAGCTTGACCGAGTTTTGCAATTTACGGACGCGGAAAAGCTCATGCTGATCGGAGGCACGAAATGATTGACACGCTGTTTTTCGGCGGCATTGCCGCTGCGGTGATCGCGCTCAACGGCTGCGATTTCGCCACGAGCCTTGCCGTCATCGGTGCGTGCGCGGGGTGCAAGGTGCTGTATGATCTACTGCCGTATATCGACAGGGGGTGCAGACGATGAGATGGCACGACAAGCGCACGAGAGAGCAGCGCAAAGCCGATGAATCGGCACTGTTCGCGGCGGCGTGCTTGGGCGCAACGATCCTTTTGATCGTGATCTCAATCCTCGCCACCAGCGCGCAGGCGGTCGATGCGGAACCGGAAGAAGCGCCCATCGTAGAGGAGTATGATCCCGCGTGGGACATTCCCGCGACGGAGAGCGCCGTTTGCAATGACGTGTTTCTCGGCGAATTTACGCTGACGGCCTATTGCCCCGGACGCTGCTGCTGCGGCAAGTGGGCGAGCGGCTACACCGCGACCGGCGCGCTGGCCACTGAAGGGCGCACGATCGCGGTTGACCCGAAGGTTATTCCATACGGTTCGCGCGTTCTGCTGATCTGGCCGAACGGCACGCAGCGTAGCTACATCGCTGAGGACTGCGGGTGCGGCGTGAACGGCAACCATATCGACGTGTTTTTCAACGACCATCAGGCGGCGCGCGTGTTCGGCGTGCAGAGCGCAATGGCGTATTTGGAGGGGAATCAATGATCTATCGCTGCACTTGCTGCCACCTCATTTTTGACGAGCCGGACGTTATGCGTCGGCGCGAAAATCTTGACGGTGAGCGCGGCTACGTCCTCGTGACGGAAAAGTTCTGCCCAGACTGCGGCGCAGAGGAAATGTATTTTGAAGAATTGGAGGAGACCGAAGATGGATAACACCCTGATGAAAGTGACTCAACTCCCCGTGATCGAGGAGCATTTGAGGAGCCGGAAGGAGCAGACGGAGCAGCGCGTCGCAGAGGCAATGAGCCTTGTCTGCACCGACGAGACCTTAACCAGCGTGAAGAACATTCGCGCCGAAATGAACCGCGAGTTTGCCGATGCCGAGACCCAGCGCAAGGCCATTAAATCCGCAATCATGGAGAAGTACGACAGCTTCGAATCCGTCTACCGTGAGTGCATCGCCGACCCGTACAAGCGCGCCGACGCAGACCTGAAAGCCAAGATCGACGCGACGGAAAGCGAGATCAAGAGCCGCTGCGAGGAAATGCTGCTGGGCTATTTTCGGGAGCTGTGCGCGGTCAACGAGATCGACTTCCTTTCGTTCGGGCAGACCGGCGTTAAGGTCGATATGGCGAGCGCCAGAGCCAAGACGCCGAAGAAGCTCATGGAGCAGATCAAGCTAAAGGTGGACGGCGTGGCGCAGGACATGAAAACCATCGGCACGATGGGCGAGAACGCGCCAGAGATCATGGTGGAGTACAAAAATAACCTCGACCTCTCGCTTGCGATCTCCGTTGTCAACGAGCGTCACCGCCGCGCCGAGGAGGAGCGCGAGGCCGTGAAACGCCACACGGTTACTCCAGCAGCGCGCGCTGCTGGAGATACCGTCGCAGCGGCCCCGCAGGTCGCCCCGAAGCGCGTGGAGCAGGCGGCGGTCGAACGCCTCACGGTGTCGTTCCGCGTGACCGATACGCGCGAGCGCCTGCGCCTTTTGAAGCAATTCCTTGTCAGCAATGGCTATCAGTACGAATGATTATTTTAAGGAGGATATTACCATGAACGAAATGCAGACCTACAACAGCACCGAAGTTGTGAGCGCCAAGAGCGTGAACGCCGAAATGATGATCTCCCGTCAGGCGCAGGAGGTACAGGCGGCAATGGTCGTCGCCAAGCGTTTTCCCCGTGACGAGATCGAAGCGAACAACCGCATTCTCAACGCCTGCAAGCGCAAGAGCCTTGCCGAGCGCGCGATCTATGAATACCCGCGCGGCGGCGAGAACGTGACCGGCCCCTCGATCCGTCTCGCCGAGGTCATGGCGCAGAACTGGGGCAACCTCGACTTCGGCATTACCGAGCTGGAGCAGAAGAACGGCGAGAGTACCGTCATGGCCTACTGCTGGGATTTGGAGACCAACACCCGCCAGACGAAGATCTTCACCGTGCCGCATATCCGCTACACCAAGAAAGGCAGCGTTGCCCTCACCGACCCGCGCGACATCTATGAAATGGTCGCCAATCAGGGCGCGCGCCGTATGCGCGCGTGCATTCTTGGCATTATCCCCGGCGACGTGGTAGACGCCGCTCTTGCGGCGTGTACCAAGACGATGATGGGAAAGAGCGATGAACCCATGATCGACCGCGTACGCAAGATGGGACAGACGTTCAAGGATGACTTCGGCGTACCGATGGAGTGCCTTGAAAAGTACATCGGATGCAAGGCCGAAGCGTTCACGGCGCAGAGCATCGTGCGCCTGCGTAATGTGTATACCTCACTGAAAGAGGGACGCGCGAGCCGCGAGCAGTATTTTGATCTCCCGACCGTCGAAGTGGACGAGACCACAGGCGAGGTCAAGGACGAGCTGCCCGCTCCCGCTGACGCCCTCGGTACGCTGGACGACGGAAAGAGCGGCACCACCAAGCAGGTGAGCATGAATGATCTGTAAGGTCAAGGTCATTTCGACCGGCTCCAAGGGGAACGCCGTACTGCTGAATGATGAAATACTCATTGACTGCGGCGTTCCATTTCGGGAACTTGAACCATACTGCAAGGGATTGAGGCTCGTCCTGCTGACGCATGTTCACGGCGACCACTTCAACCCCGAGACCATCAAGCGCCTGCACTTCCTGCGCCCTGCGCTGCGCTGGTGCGTCCCTCCGTGGCTCATGGAACCGATGGGACGCATCGGCGTGGACCGCCGCGTGACCGACGAGGGCATGGCAGGCCATGTGCTGTTCTACTCCTGTTCCCTTCTCTACCCCGTCTGTGTGTCCTACAATTCCATTCCTCACGATGTCCCGAATTGTGCGTGGCATATCGAATTTGCAAACGGCGAGCGCGTGTTCTATGCGACGGACTGCGCCTCGCTGGACGGCATTGTGGCGCAGGCCTATGACCTTTATCTGATCGAAGCCAACTACGGCGAAGAGGAGATACAGGAGCGCATGAAGCGCAAGCTGGAAGCGGGAGAATTCAGCTATGAGAGCCGCGCAATGGAGAGCCATCTATCCCGCGAGCAGGCGCACGCATGGATCGCCCAAAACGCCGCCATCGGCAAGAGCCACGTGCTCTATCTGCACCAACACCAAAGCGAGGAGGAATTGAAATGAGCATGAATCGAATCTGCCTGATGGGACGCATCGGGCGTGACTTGGAGCTGAAAAAAACGAACAGCGGCGTATCCGTTGTGTCGTTCCCTCTTGCCGTTGACCGCAACGGCAAGGAGGGCGGCACAGACTGGATCGACATTGTAGCGTGGCGCGGAACGGCAGAAGTGCTCTGCAACTACGCCGGACGCGGGCGGTTGATCGGCGTCGAGGGGCGCTTGCAGATGCGCGACTGGACGGACAAGAGCGGCAACAGCCGCAGAAGCTACGAGGTGCAGGCTGACAGCGTGTATTTCGCAGACAACAGGCGCTCGGAGGGTAATGATACCGCCCAGAGCAGAAACGCCGCAGAGAGCGCCGCAGGCGGCTTTGCAGAGATCAGCGAGGACGACGGCGATCTACCGTTTTAAGGCGGTGAGCAGATGCCGAATAGACTGATTAAAGAAACGATTCGCACCAGCAAAAAAATCAACAGTCTTTCGGATTTTGAATTTCGCACATGGGCGTATCTGGTTACATACGTCGATGATTACGGGCGGGGCAGCGCGGACCCGGAGATTTTGAAAGGGTTTGTGTTCCCGCGCCGAAAGGGAGTACGGGAGCAGGATATCCAAAAGGCGCTGGCGGCTCTGGAACGCACTGGTAGCATTCTCCTCTATGATGTTGCAGGGGAACCCTATTTTTGCTTTCCGAATTGGAGCGAGCATCAAAGGATACAAACGAAGAAATCGAAATACCCCGCCCCGTCGGATTCTGATGTTTCACGGTGGGTCACGGTGGGTCACGGTGAATCACCGCCTGAATCCAATCCGAATCCGAATCCGAATCCAGAATCCAATCTGAAAGATTGTTGCGCTGAGCCGCAAGCGGCTGACGCGCCGCCGGTGATTTCTTTGCCGCTGAATGACGGGACTTTTTTCGACGTGTCGGAGAACGATAGGGCCAAATGGTCGCAGCTCTATCCGAACGTTGACGTCCTACAGCAGCTTAGGAACATGGCGGGATGGTGCGACGCAAACCCGGCAAAGCGCAAAACACGAGGGGGGATTAAGCGGTTTATCACCTCGTGGCTTGCCAGGGAGCAGGACAAGGGCGGCAAAGCGCCGCAAAATAAGCCGTTTGTCTACGACTACGGTAACACGGAGGGAAGCCTATGAACGTTGACGCATTGATCGACAGCATCGCGAAAAAGGCAGAGCCTGTGCGCGATCTGGTCGACTACGAGAAAGACGGGCTGCTGTACTGCGGCCATTGCAACACACCGAAGCAGTGCCGCATCCCCATCGGAGGGAACGTTCGCCTTGTCGGGTGTCAGTGTGCTTGTGCGGCGCGAGAATACGAGGCTGAGAAAAACGCTCGCGCTGACCGCGAAAAGCGACTGCGCATCGAAACGCTGCGTGCTGACGGAGTCCGCGACAAGAGCCTGACGGCGTGCCGGTTCGATAGGGCGACGATGAGCGACGAGATCGTCAAATGCAAGCGCTATGCCGACGCATGGGACGATATGCGGCGCGAGAACAGCGGCCTGCTGCTGTGGGGCAACACCGGAAACGGGAAGACCTTCGCGGCGGCGTGCATCGCTAACGAGCTGATCGATCGCGGAATTCCGGCGATGATTACGAGCTTCCCGCGAATCCTCAACGCGGGATACGACAAGCAGGAGATCATCAAGCAGGTGAGGTACTACCCGCTGTTGGTAATTGACGATCTTGGCGCAGAGCGCAGCAGCGAGTACGCAATGGAGACGGTATACACGGTCATTGACGAGCGCTATAAGGCAAAAAAGCCGCTGATCGTCACCACGAACTTGGCTCTGGACGAGCTGTGCAAGCCGAAAAACATGGACTATCAGCGCATTTATGACCGCGTGATCGAGATGTGTACGCCACTGGTGTTCAAGGGCGACAATCTGCGACGCGAAAAGGCGAATAAGCGCCTGCGGTACGTCAAGTCGGTGTTGGAGGGAAGCAATGGGCATTGATATTTCTCAGCTTGGGAAAGATGCTCAAGCTCAGGTCATGGCAAAGATGGCCGTGCAGGAAGTCAAGAAGCGCAGCAAATACGGCAACCGCAAGGTCGTGTGCGACGGCATCAAGTTCGATTCCGAGCGCGAGGCGGCGCGGTTCGGCGAGCTGAAAGTGCTGCGTGCGATGGGCAAAATCCGCGATTTGCGGCTGCAAGCGAATTTCACGCTCGTGGATGGCTACACGACCATCGAGGGCGAGAGAATCAAGCCGATGGTCTACCGCGCGGATTTTGTTTACGAGCGGGCGACCGACCCGGACTGCAACGGTACGGTGCACTGGCTGCGCGAGGTCGAGGACGCAAAGGGCGCGAGAACGAAGGATTATCTACTGAAAAAGAAACTGATGCAGGACAAGTACGGCATCACGATCCGCGAGGTGTGAGATGAGCTTTGAGCACTGCCACAGCTGCAAGCCGCCGACGCGGCACGTAGGCTGCCACGGCGCTTGCCCGTACTATCAGGCGGATATCGCCAAGTACAACGAGGCGAAGGAAGAGGAAGCGCGCCAAACGCAGGAGCGCGGCGCCTATTGGGGTGCGCGGCAGTTTAAGACGCGGCGCTATCAACGAACGAAATGAGGGAGCAAGAAAAGATGTTGACAGAAAAAGAGTTGGGCGAACGGCTCAAAAACGTTCGAAAAATGCGAAATATCAGCCAGTTTCGGATGGCCGATATGATGGGCACAGAACAGTCATTCATTGCCAAACTCGAAAAGGGCGCGAGCTATCCGAAAGTGTCGACGCTGTATAGATACGCCGAATGCGTTGGCTTTACGTTAAGCGATATTCTGGCGGAATCCCCCCCGGCGAAAAAAGGCATGCTGTCGCCGGAAGAGATCGGCGAGAACATCAAGAAATGGAGTGCGCTGCGGGGCATGAGTATCAAGGGGCTTGCAGAAAAGGCGGGATTATCGCGCAGTAGCATCTTAAACCTCAGAGAGGGACGATGCATCAGCTACATGCCGACGTATCAGTACATTGCCGAAGCGCTGGGCGTTACCGTCGGGACGCTGCTCGGAGAGACGGGTGGTGCGGAATGATGAAAGCTGTGCCATTTAAGACGGTGGCGTATCCACAGCTCAAGAAAGCCTTGCAGTCATCGGGCATGACACCGCCGGAGTTGAGCAAGAAGATCGGCGTCTCCCCGCTCTGCGTGTGGCGATGGACAACGGGGAAGAACGAATTCAGCATCGGCGTTATCAAGGCAATCCTTGCTGCGACGGGGCTGACATTTGAAGAGGCTTTCGGGGAGGTACACACATGAGCAAAATCGTGAGACCGAAAACGCCGTTTGAGTTCTGCATTTATCCGGTGCTCAAGGAAGCGTTGGAAAAGATGAACTACAACCAGACAGAGCTGGCGCAATCACTCGGCACGTCGCAGTTTACGGTGTCGGCGTGGGCGCGCGGCGACCGCGATACAACGGTGCGGCTGCTGCTGGCGCTGGAAGATTTGACCGGGATGACGTTCCGGGAGCTGTTCGGAGAATGCGAGGAACGCCGTGGAAGGGTATAGCAATCAGCCGATTCCGAAGGAGGCGGCAAAACGGCTTTTAGCCCTTGATTTGCAGGACAAGGAAATCTTAAGCTACGAGAAGCTCGACCAGTGGTATACCGCATGGGGCGGAAAGTGCTACGTGTCATTTTCCGGCGGCAAGGATAGCACGGTGCTGGCATACTTGGTGGCGCGTTACCTGTCGAGTTTTAGGGTGCCGCCGTGGGAGCTGAACTTGGTGTTTGTGAATACTGGGGTGGAGTACCCGGAGATACAGAAGTTCGTCAATGAGTACGCCGACTGGCTGCGGAGGGAGTTCCCCCGCTTGACTGTCAATCTTGTACGCCTTCGTCCAAAGATGAACGTCCGGCAGGTCGTGACGAAGTACGGGTATAGCGTCATAGGAAAAGATGTGGCGCACCGGATAGAAACCGCGCGGCGATCACCGGAGAGCCGCAGTATGAAGCTATTGCGTGGGGAAGTCTTACGCATTGATGGGGAAAAAAGTATGTACAACTGTGAAAAGTGGGAGTATTTGCTTTCGGCTCCATTTCTCATATCAGACAAATGTTGTGGGATTATGAAAAAGTCCCCGGCAAAGAGCTATGAGCACCGAGCGGATGTTAAGCCCACGACGGCAACAATGGCGGAGGAAAGTCTTTTGCGGATGCAAAAATGGCGCGAAACCGGCTGCAACGCCTTTGATGGCAAGCGCCCTATGGGAAAGCCCATGAGCTTTTGGACGGAGCAGGATGTGCTTCGGTTTATCGTAGACCGAAAGTTGCCTATCGCCAGCGTATACGGTGACATCGTGGCGAGCGACGGCGAGAATGACTACGCGGAAACGCTGATTGACTGCAAACTGCACTGCACGGGCTGCCAACGCACGGGATGTATGTTCTGCGCGTTCGGCGTGCATCTCGAAAAGGAAGAAAACCGATTCGAGCGCATGAAGCACACGCACCCGAAACATTATGAATTCTGCATCGGCGGCGGGAAGTTTGACCCCGCGGATGGGCTATGGAAACCCAGTGAAAAGGGGCTTGGCTACGGCCGGGTTCTGGATTACATCGGCGTGAGGTATTGACCATGTATATTGGGAACCATTTAGCTGGAAGCCTGCCGCATTTCAGGGCAGCACCGGAATTATGAGCGTTACCACGAAAGAGACGACTGCGCACGGGCGCGTCGTCTACATCAACGAGGCGCACCGCTACTTTACGGCGGAGGCGGAGGCACATGGATACAAACTCAGAGAGAGTTTTAAATTTTAACAATAATCAGGAGGAATTTCATCATGAACACCAATCAGGACTACATCGTTCGCTGCGACCGCGCAGGTGTTTTCTTTGGCAAGATCAAAGAACGCAACGGCTCCGAGGTCACTATGACCGAGGTGCGCAAGTTGTGGAGCTGGGACGGCGCGTGCGCCGTGGAGCAGCTGGCGCAAGACGGCACAAAAGCACCGGGCAACTGCCGTTTTACCGTGACGATCCCGGAAATGACCGTGCTGGGCGCGATCCAGATTATCCCGTGCACGGATACGGCATCGGTGTCGCTTCGCGGCGTAAAGGAGTGGAAGAGATGACGCTTGATGATAAAATCAAAGCCTTTCTGACTGTGAGCTCCGGCTACGGCGACGGCTCCGGCTACGGCGACGGCTCCGGCTACGGCGACGGCTCCGGCTACGGCGACGGCTACGGCTATGGCTCCGGCTACGGCTACGGCTCCGGCTACGGCGACGGCTCCGGCTACGGCGACGGCTCCGGCTACGGCGACGGAATTAAGAGTTTCAATCGGGAAACGGTCTATCGAATTGATGGCGTCAATACGCTGATTCGTTCCGTGCACGGCAACACTGCGCACGGGGCAATTTTGAACGGCGATTTGACGCTCACGCCGTGCTACATCGTCAAGCAGGACAATGTTTTTGCACACGGCGAAACGCTGCGCGAAGCAATGGAGGCGTTGCGAGACAAGCTTTTCGAGGATATGCCGGAAGATGGGCGCATTGATACGTTTCTGCGCGAAACAGACCGCGAGAAAGCATATCCGACGCAGTATTTTTACGACTGGCACCACCGCTTGACCGGGTCGTGTGACATGGGACGAAAGCAGTTCGCCCGAAACCACGGTGTTGACCTTGTACACGGCATGATGACGATTACGGAGTTTTTGGAGCTGACGAAAAATGCTTACGGCGGCGATGTGATTCGAAAAGTGATCGATAGAATGGAGGCATAAATGGACGCTTTATTCCTTACTCGTGAGGAAGCGGAAGCTGCATTGGAGGCGTTAGAAATTGGGAATCCCTGCTCTACGATGGCAGATGCAAAACGGCAGATTGCTGATACTCGTCCAGCTGACGTTGTGCCGGTGGTGCATGGGCAGTGGGTAGATGGAAAGTGCTCAAACTGCGGCGTGGATATTCCAACCGATGATGCACACGATGCAATCTTTGAGACTGAGTGCCGTTTTTGCTATTACTGTGGCGCGAAGATGGACGGGGGTGCTGACAATGGGGCTGATTGATGTTGATGACTTGGGCGTGGGCCGGTGCAGCAGAGATGTTGTCCCTGCGGCGTATTGCGCGGGTTGGAACGGCTTACTTAACTTGATCGAAAACGCCCCCACCGTTGATGCCGTGGTCGTGACGCGGTGCAAGGACTGCAAGTATTACAATCCGGATGAATACGAATGCGGGTGTGATTTTGCCGGTGGATTACCGTATGTAAAACCGGACGATTTTTGCAGCTACGGCGAGCCGAAGGAGGGGTAACACATGGACGTTGTTGGGCGAAAAGTTGTTAAAACGCGGGCGGCTCATGTGTGCTTCGGCTGCGGGAGAAAATTCGAGCAAGGGGCCATGATGGAGCGCAGTTGCGTTTTCGATGGGGCGCCGTGGACGTGCTATCTGTGCGAGAGCTGTCAGAAAGCGTCTTCTGAATTAGGCTGGCAAGACGAGTATGGATTTGGGGACTTGCGCGAACGTTCGCTTGAGATTGAGAGGGAGGCATTCCATGCTGACGATCACGATTAAAGCCAACGTCCCCGCCGCTGACGCGCAGGGCATCAAGGAGCGAATCGCGATGGACCTTGAGCGCTATGGCGACTGTAAGGTCGTGAGCATCGTGAGCGACCGGGGGCGGGAAGAACAGCTACGAATGAAAGGAGCCAAATTATGAGCATCAACATTAAGAAGTACACCAAAGACCAGATGGCGAAGATGGTGGAGGACGCTGCCGAAAGGCTCAAATCGCAGAAAAAAGAAAATGATGAGCTGGCCGAACAACTGAAATCCCAAACGGCAAAAACGATTGCGTTGCGAAATGATTTGATGGCAAAGATGCATTCGAACGCCGTGCTGACCGAGAAGCTTGACCAGATGAACGGCGAGGCCATCACCCGCGAGAACGTGATCGCGAACCTGAAAGCGGACGCAGATGCGCTGCGAAATAAGCTCGCTGACACTGAGGCGGCGCTTGGGCGGGCGAACGGCGAGTGCGCTTTTAAGCAAGAGGCCCTTAATGTAATGCGTAACAGGCGCTACAACGCCGAGCGGCGCGCTGACTACGCAGAAGCACACCCGTGGCGCAACCTGTGGGCATGGTTCAAGAGAAAGGTAGCGCGCCATGAGTAAACCTCGTTATAGTTGGTGGGGCTATGTAAAAGCCATTATTCGCCGCTATGCCCCCGACCGAGAGCAGGAGTTGCATGGAGTGTCTTTGTTAGAAAGCAACGCTGTGCGAAAAGCGGTGAGCGAAACAAAGCTAATGCAAGACGGTGAAGAGCGCTTGAAATTTATCCGCCTTGTGTTCTGGGACAAGACGCACACGCTCGAAGGGGCAGCGACGGCGGTTAACTGTTCCGACCGGACGGCGAGACGCTGGCATACGGATTTCATTAAGTGCGTCGCGCGGAACTACGGGCTGCTCGATGATTAAAAGTTGGCCTTAAAAAGCCATTTGCTTATGAGATAATAGAATCGCAGAGGTGTAAAAGCCTTTGAGGCTCTCTCATTTATGGCGTTTACCTCCTGCGCCATACGCGGGGCGCGGTACTTTTCATCTTTTCACACCGCCCCCGCGATATGCCGCACGCACGATGCAGCCCACGATCAGGGCCGAGAGGTCGCACCCCTCATGCGGCACAGGGCTCCCCGCACCTCTCAACGATGTGTCCCAGGGGAGACATATACGGGCAAATGTACCAAGGTGGCGACGCGGTCTCCAAAACCGCGTGTGGTGGGTTCGATTCCCAACTGTCCGTGCCAACTCTAAACGGAGTCACCAACGGAGTATAAACAAGTGGGGTAACCGTGGAAACCGGAGATATGCGGCATAGGTGCCCCGTAAGGGGAGATCACAGCGAGTGACGGGGACTTTCCATGAAGCGCTAAAGCAGGGCAGGACTGCAATGCCGTACCAACCACACAAGCGGGCGAGGAAGCGCGAGAAGTTAAGTACACACAAGCTGGTGGCCACAGCGGCGGACAGTTAATCCGCAAAAACAGTGTGCGGCTGATGAAAAGGCGCAGCGCGGTGTGGTGCCAAAATAACTGTGTACCCCATGTTTGAGAGCTTCCAGAAAGCCGCATGGGTGGGTAAAGTCTGCTATGTAAGGCCAAGGGGCGGGGGCTGGTAGCAAAAATAATTTGACAACGCTTATCGGCGTATCAAAGCGGCAATAGACTGTGACGGGCGGATGAAATTAGACCGCAGCACGACAGCAATTAACGCAAAGAATGCAAGCAGAAGCAAAGCAAATGTAAGCAATTGCAAGCAAAATGTTTACATCGCATAGCTCAGAGAGAGAAAAGAAAAACCCCCTTGTTCCCCCTCTCTTCTTCTCCCCCTTGCAACCCCCGTATTATCTTACCCCCTATAATCCCCCAAAAGAAAAGAGAGAGAGCGACATTTTGCGCGCGAGAGCGACGAGGTGATGACATGGCTGCGCGTCTGACAGACCGGCAGAAAAAGAAAATACTGGCGGACTATGTGCAGACGAACAACTATTGCGCCACAGCGAAAATCAACGGAGTGTCCGCAACAACCGTTAAGAACCTTGTGCGGGCGAATGCCGACATTGTGGAAAAGTGCGAACAAAAAAAGGAAGAGAACACCGCCGATGTGATGGAATACATGAACGACCACAAAGACCTTGTGTGTTCGTTCATCGGCAAGGGGCTTGAAATGCTCAACGACCCGGAGAAGCTGGCGGCGGCAAATCTCAGCCAGATCACAACGGCGATGGGAACGCTGATCGATAAGTGGGCGATGATCGGCGGCAGTCCTGCCGACACGGTGAGGGAAGACGCGCTCAGTCAGAGCCTAAAGGAAATGGCAAAGGAGCTTGAGAGCGATGATTAGCCCAAAGCAAGCAAAAATCCTTGCTTTCCCCTATTCCAAGTATGACGCGCTGATCTGCGACGGTGCTGTGCGTTCCGGCAAGACCTCCATCATGATGTGGGCGTTTGTCCGATGGGCAATGGAGAATTTTAGCGGTCAACGATTTGGTGTGTGTGGCCGCACGGTGGACAGCTGCACCAAGAACATCATCGTGCCGTTTACGGCGATGAGCCTTGCGAAGGAGCGCTATATCATTCGATGGCGGCGCGGCGACAAGGTGATGGAAGTGCGGCGCGGAGCCGTGACGAATTACTTTGAGGTGTTCGGCGGAAAGGATGAGGCCAGCTATACGCTGATTCAAGGCCGCACGCTGGCGGGTGTGCTGCTGGACGAGGTGGTGCTAATGCCGCGCTCGTTCGTGGAACAGTCGCTTGCACGATGTTCTGTGGACGGTGCAAAACTGTGGTTCTCTTGTAACCCCGGCAGCCCGCATCACTGGTTCTATCAGGAGTGGATTAAGCGACACCGCGAACGGAACACACTATATCTTCACTTCGAAATGGCTGACAACCCCAGTTTGAGTGAGAAGACGCTTGCGCGCTACAAAAACATGTATGCTGGCATTTTCTATGACCGGTATGTGCGCGGCCTTTGGGTAGCTGCGGAGGGAGTTGTTTACAAGGACTTTGCAAACGACACAGAAAAGTATCTGGTTGATGATCCTATCAAATGGGCGGAAGAAAACGATACAAAGTTCTCGGTTATTTCCATCGGCGTTGATTTCGGCGGCACGAAATCCGCGACAAAGTTTCAGGCGACCGGGATTACAAAAGATTATCGTGTGGTCGCGCTTGAAGAGGAATACATCAAGAACGAAGAGATTGACCCTGACGCTCTGAACCGGCGCTTTGCTACGTTTGTCCAGATGGTTACGACAAAGTATGGATATAGCCAGACGCGAGCAGATAGCGCGGAAACGGTGCTGATTCGCGGGTTAGATCATACCGCGCAGAAGATGCACCTAGGCACGCAGGTCAAGAACGCAATGAAACTACAAATTACAGATAGAATCAGGCTCGTGGTGCTGCTGATGAAGCAGGGGAGATTCAAGGTTTCGCGAAACTGCCCGCATCTGATCGATGCGTTTCAATCAGCAATTTATGACCCGGATAAGTTCGAGGACGAGCGCCTTGATGATGGGACATCCGATATTGACAGCCTAGATGCGTTTGAGTACAGCATAGAGCCTTATTACAAAGACCTGGAACGCGCCGGGCATATGATAGGACGGTGAAAGAGTGAACATACGCAGAGCATTAAAGGAGCTGGGCTTCGATAATACAGTTGGCATTGATTTCTACAAGCTGATCGGCGTGTGGGGAGACTGGTACAAAGGGAATGTCGAGGACTTCCACAGTTACACGGTATGGAATGGCATTGAAGAATTGGAATGCCACAGATATTCCGTAAGCATGGCGAAAAAGGTTTGCGAGGACTGGGCAAACCTGCTGATGAACGAGCGGGTAAACATCACGATTGAGGGGAAGAAAGAACAGGAGTTCGTGGACACGATTCTCTCGGAAAACAACTGGGAGGTCAAGGCGAACGAATCGCAGGAGCGTAAGGCAGCACTTGGGACGATAGCGTATGTTCCGGTCATTGAGGGAATGTTCGTCAATCCGGACACTTCCGAAATTGCTGATTCTGGGCGCATTCGTATCAACTATGTCAGCGCGACGAACATTTATCCCCTGACATGGGACAATGGAATCATCAGGGAGTGCGCGTTCGCCTCTACAAAAAAGGTGGACGATACAGAGTACACATACATTCAAGTTCACAGGCTGAACGGCGGCGAGTACGACATCGAGAACCATTTGTATAATTCCGAAGAAGTCCCGCTGACCAGTGTAAAGGGCTTTGAAACAATCCCGCCTGTTGTACACACAGGGAGCGACAAGCCTCAGTTTGTCATTGATAGGCTGAATATCGCGAACTCCGATGAAAATAACCCGATGGGCGTTTCGGTGTTTGCCTATGCAATCGATCAGCTCAAGAGCGTGGATATTGTATATGACAGCTATGTAAACGAGTTCGTGCTTGGCAAAAAGCGCATTGTGGTGCAGCCGGAAGCAACGCGCGACGTGAACGGCAGACCGGTCTTTGATAAACGTGAGACTGTGTATTACGTTTTACCGGAAGACAGGGCGAACAACGGGAACATCTTGCAGTCTGTTGACATGACGCTTCGTACCGAGGAGTTCAACACCGGTATGCAGGATATGTTGAATATCCTGTCCAGCAAGTGCGGCTTCGGTGAAAATCATTACAAGTTCAACCAAACGAGTATTGCAACAGCGACGCAGGTTATCAGCGAGAACAGCACTATGTTCCGAACGATCAAGAAGCATGAGATTTTGCTTGAACAGGCAATCACAGAGCTTTGCAGGACTCTGCTCCGCATGGGAAATCGTTACATGGACGCAGGGCTGGATGAGGAAGTCGAAATCTCCATTGACTTTGATGACAGCATCATCGAGGACACTGCATCGACCAATCAGGATATGCGCCTGGACGTTTCTGATGGCATTATTAAGCCGGAGCTATACATCATGCGAAAATATAAGGCGAGCGAAGAGGAAGCAAGAGAAATGATGCCGAAGATGCAGGACATGGTAACGGAACAGCAAAATGAGGTCGAGTAATGGCGAGCTACCCATTCACTCCCGCGATTTTAGACGCCATCCCCGAAGAGCTTGCCGAACTATTCCGGGGACTGGAAGATACGCTCCTCGATGAGATATGCAGTAGACTTGCGCTGAAAGATCAGCTGAACGAAGTGACTGTTCAAGCAATCCGGGCGCTTCGTTCGCATGGTATCGATACGAAGGAGATAGAAAAAGCAATCCGCAAGACCTCTGGAATCAGCGAGAAGAAACTCAAGGAGCTTTTCGACGATGTTATTGCCAGAAACCAGAAGTATTATACCGATGTTATCGACATGGCGGGGCTTACACAACCTGAGACACTGGTTGACGCTTCTGTTATTGAGGTAATCAGAGCGCAGACGCTCGACGAATTCCACAACATCACGCGGTCTATGGGATTTTTGGTGGGCAAAGGCAGGACGATGCTTCCGCCCGCGCGTGCGTATCAGTGGTCGTTGGATTCTGCTGTTATGCAGATTCAGAGCGGGGCTATAAGCTACAATCAGGCGATTAAGTCTGCGGTACAGCAGCTTGCAGGCGGACTGAAAGTCGTGAACTACGAAAGCGGACACGTTGACAACATCGACGTTGCTGTTCGGAGAGCTGTCATGACCGGCGTGAATCAGATTTGCGACCAGTACACGAACCAAAGCGCAGAGTACCTTGATACGAAATACTTTGAAGTGTCTGCGCACTCTGGGGCGCGTGACAAGCCTGGTGCTTCGCCGTGGTCAAGCCACAAGGAGTGGCAAGGGAAAGTCTATTACCAGAGCGAAAGCGGCGAACCTGACCCGCTGGGGCTTTACGATGACCTTGTGGAAACGACCGGTTACGGATATGTTGACGGTCTGACTGGAGCTAACTGTAGACATCACAAATACCCGTTTCTTCCTGGCGTTTCGGAGCGGACTTACACAGACGAACAGCTCAAGCATCTCGACGATGGTCTTGGCTGCACGTTTGACGGAAAGACTTACACAGCCTATGAAGCGACGCAGATGCAACGCCGAATAGAACGACAAATCCGCGCGCAGAAGAAGCTTAGAAACGCATACAAAGAAGCTGGGCTTTCCGAAGACGCGACCGCCGCGAACATAAAGCTTCGGAGGCTGAACGCAGAATATAGCAGGTTCAGCAAGGCGGCAGGATTGCCGGAGCAACCAGAAAGGACAAAAGTTTTCTACAAATAATTTACGGGTAAAATCCGCGAAGCACTGCGGTTTTTATACAATCTATCGCCGCGACGAACTGCGGACAAAGGAAAGGAAGATAGAAATGGCACTGACCAGAAAATTACTGAAAGGCATGGGACTCACCGACGAACAGGTGGACACCATCATTGAAGCACATACCGATACCGTAGACGGCTTGAAGGCTGATGTCAGCAAGTACAAGGCTGATGCGGAGAAACTGCCAGACGTTCAAAAGCAGTTGGACGACCTCAATGCGGCGGGAGATGGCGGATATAAGGAGAAGTACGAAAAGGAACACTCGGACTTCGAGGCTTATAAATCCGGCATTACAGCAAAGGAAAGCAAGGCGGCAAAGGAAAAGGCTGTTCGGGCTTACTTTGAAAGCAAAAATATCACAGGCGCAAATCTCGATCTTGCCATGCGCGGCTGCGGCGAGGAAATGACCGCATTGGAGATGGACGGTGAGAAAATCAAGGACACAAAGAGCCTTGATGCACTTATCGAAGGAACGTACAAGGGACTTGTCTCCAAGCCTTCTGTTCGTGTGGACATGGGTGCACGTCTCAACAACGACGGTAAGCCAATGACAAAAGACGAGATCATGCAAATCACTGACAGAGCGGAGCGGCGCGCTGCAATCGCCGCAAATATGGATTTGTTTAGAAAGGAAGAATAAAAATGGCTGCTGATCCTAAACTCATTAAGAAAGCTGACCTCGCGCGTGTGCGCGAAATTGAATTTACCGAAATGTTCGGCTATTCCATCAAGAAGCTGATGGAGGCTCTGGGCGTTACCCGAAAGATTTCCAAGCAGGCGGGTACTGTGCTCAAGAGCTACAAGGCCACTGGCACGCTGGAGAGCGGCGCTGTTGCTGAGGGTGAGACCATTCCCCTCAGCAAGTACAAGACCGAAGCCGTGAACTACAAGGAGATCACGCTCAAGAAGTGGCGCAAGGCCACCTCTGCCGAAGCAATCACCGATCGTGGCTACGATCAGGCGGTAGAAATGACCACCGACGAAATGCTCAAGGACGTCCAGAAGGGTATTCGTAAAGACTTTTTCGACTTCCTCGCAACCGGCACGGGCACGGCGTCCGGCACGACCTTCCAGGCGACCTTGGCTCAGGCATGGGGACAGCTGCAGGTGCTGTTTGAAGATGACGAAATCGGTGCGGTGTATTTCCTGAACCCGCTGGACGTTGCTGACTACCTCGCAAGCGCAAACATTACCTTGCAGACCGCGTTCGGAATGACTTACGTTGAGAACTTCCTCGGCCTTGGCACCGTGATCCTCAATTCCAGCGTTCCCAAGGGCAAGATTTACGCCACCGCCAAGGACAATATTGTCCTGTACTACATTCCTGTGAACGGCGCTGATTTTGGCGAGGTGTTCGATTTCACCACCGACGCCACCGGCTATATCGGTATCCATGAGGAGCCCGATTACACCAACATGACCGCATCTGACACCGTTATCAACGGCATGGTTCTTTTCGCTGAGCGTATCGACGGCGTGGTGGTCGGCTCTATCACTCCGGCGATGGGGGGCTAACTGAACTGCTGAATGAGCCTGACCCTGACACCCCGGCTTTCTCCGACATGACAAAAGCTGAAATGCTTGCGTATGCCGATGAAAACGGGGTGGAAGGGGTCAGCAGTTCGATGAAAAAGGCTGAAATTCTCGCGGTTTTGGAAGGAGGGCGCTGATGACTTACGCAGATTTTGAATACTACTCCGGCACTTACATGGGCGCTGTGAGCGAAAACGACTTCCCGCGTCTTGTTGTCCGCGCCAGCTCCTTCCTCGACTATTACACGCGCAATAGAGCACAAGACCATGCTGATCTGGACGCGGTAAAGATGTGCTGCTGCGCGCTCGTTGACAAATATGCAGTCATTGAATCAGCGCAGGCGCTTGCTATGAAGAACCTCGCCAACGCCGCGGCAAATGACGCGGAAGTCAAAAGCGAAACGGTAGGTAGTTATTCCAGAACACTTGCAACGGGTGGGGAATCCGCCCTGTCTGCGCTCAGCGCAACGGACGGTGCGAAGAAACTGCTTGCAGAAACGTGCATGGAATACCTTGCCCATACCGGGCTACTGTATCGCGGAGGTGGTTGCAGATGTACGCTCCCCATACTGTAACGATTTACAACATCGTGCAGGAGATCGACCCGACAACGCTTGATGAGGTCGAGAAAGTTTATACCACAATCCTGCGTGGTGTGATGCTGCAAGCGTCGAAGGGCGTGAACGTGCGCGAAAGTGGCCTTGAAAGTGCGGACGCTGTGAATCTGTATATCCCGTTCGCCGTGGAAGCAGTGGACGGGGTGACAGGAAAGCCGAAAACTTACATCGGCCCGCAATCGTTTTTCAAAGCGACGGACAAATCCGACCTGTGGACGCTCTCATACAAAGGGAACGGGGGCATGACGTGCTTTGTGAAAGGCGAATTCGTTTCGGACGACATGACCGTCGTACTGAGCCATGACGATTGCTACAACGTGACCAAGGTTGATGCTATGGACTACGGTAGCCCCGATATGCAGCACTGGGAAGTCGGAGGTGCGTAATGGGCATCAAGTTTTCCGTGCATACCGATGGGATGGACGCTGTCAGGGAAAAGCTGTCGCAAGGTTGCAGCAAGGCCGAACATGTTCTTGCTCAGCAAATACGGGCGGATACAGACCCGTTTGTTCCTGCGTTAACCGGTAGTTTGGCAAACAGGACGCGAATTGAGGGATATACCGCTGGGGACTATGGACCATCTGGCGGAAACGTTATCGTTTACCCCGGCCCTTCCGCAAGGTTTTTGTATTACGGAAAAGTAATGGTCGACCCAAACACCGGCAGCACATACGCCCCAAAGGGAGGAACAAAAGTAGTTACAGATCGCAACTTGGTATTTAACAAGGCGATGCATCCGCAGGCGCAGGCTCATTGGTGCGAAGCATCTAAAGCACAGAACCTTGATAAGTGGTTGCGCGTGGCAGAAAAGGCGGTGAAGAAGTACGGAACAGGTTAAAAAGACGGTCTCGGCAGCGGAAGAGGATCAAGTCTCCCGAAAGTTGCTTGCGTGGTTAAACACATTCCCTGACAAGCCGGTTGATTTGATTCGGTTCGAATTTCTTCCCGCCGATACTGCGGCGATGGCGCTGTCTACGATTCAGGCGGCATACATCGTACAAAAATACATCCTCGGTGGATATCAGGCGGAATACCAATTCAAGGTCATCTACCGAATGAAACCGGGGAATAGCAACGACAAACGGCTCAAAACTGACGAGCTGCTTAACGCCTTGGGCGATTGGGCGGCAAGCGAGACACCGCCTGACATTGGCGACGGGCGCCGCGTCATTCGCATTGAGCCGACAACGCGATCCTCTCTTTTTGCCGTGTATGAGAATGGCGACGAGGATCACCAAATCCTTATGAAAATGAACTACGAGGTGATTAAAAATGGCTGATATGACCTTTAACACCACGGCGGGGCAGACCGTAGACCGCGAACTTCTGATCGCGTATCTCAACACGGGCGAAACTGGAACCCCCACGTGGTCTCCCCTCGGTACGCGCGTCACAGATTCCAGCATGGAATACGACTGGCAAGAGGATTCCTCGAAGGATATCCTTGGCACGACGCGCACGACCATGAAGAAACCCATCATCACGCAGACCTTTGACCCGTCTGATCTGGACGCTGGCGATCCCGCCATCGTCAAGGTTTGGAATCTCGCGGTCAAGGAGCAGAACGCGGCGGCGCTGGCGAATCAGGACGTGCTGATTGTCCACGCCTATGCAGGCACGGCAAAGACCGCAGTATTTGCGGAGCGCTATTCGTCCTGTATGGTCAAGCCCTCTTCCCTCGGCGGCGAGGGCGGCGGCTTTATCGGTATGCCTATCGACGTGACGCTCGGCGGCACGCGCACCATCGGCACTGCCGCTATTTCCGGCAGCACGGTCACTTTTACCGAGGGCGAATAAATAGGAGGGCATCATGCGGGAACTTAATTTTGACGACGGCCTTGTAACTTATACCGTAAACGGGAAGTGCCAAGTGTCATTCAACCCTACCGACAGCAATTTTGTCGAAAAGCTGTATCTTGCTTTTGAAGACCTTGACAAAAAGCAGGATGGATATAAGGCGCAGATCGAAAAGATGGGTGATAAAAAGCAGATTTTTGCTTTTGCCAGAGAGAGAGACCGCGAAATGAGGGACATTATCAATTCTGTCTTTGATGCACCCATTGCAGACGACCTTTTCGGCGACAGGAATGTTTACGCCTTGGCGGAAGGCGTTCCTGTATGGTGCAACTTTATGCTCGCCATTATGGATGAGATCGACAGTACGTTCTCGCGTGAGCAGAAATTCACGAATCCGAGGATCAAAAAGTACATCGACAAAGTGCAGAAGCATTAATCGGAGGGCGGTATGAGTTACGGACTTCCTAAAAGCGTAGAGATCAGCGGGCAGAGCTTTGCCGTTCGGTATGACTTTCGAGTGATACTGACGATATTCGAGGTTCTGGACGATGAAGAACTCAGCGACGAAGAACGAGCTTATACCGCCCTTCGTCTCTTCTTTGTTGACTTTGATTCAATTCCCGACTACGACGAAGCGATCAAACAGCTGTTTTGGTTTATCAACGGTGGGCAATACCCTGATGATAAAAAGAAAGAGCCGGAGATCATTGATTGGGCGAAAGATTTTCAGTTTATCGTTTCCCCTGTCAACCGAGTGCTTGGGAAAGAGATTCGCGAAAGCGAATACGATCCAGATACCAACACTGGCGGTACGCACTGGTTTACTTTCTTGTCTGCTTATATGGAAATTGGCGATTGCTTCTTTGCGCAAGTCATCCGCATTCGAGAACTAAAGGCGAAAGGAAAACCCTTAGACAAGTCAGACCGAGAATTTTACCGACGCAATAAAGATGTGGTCGATATCCCGAAAAAGGTCTCGAAAGAAGAAGCGGATACGCTTAGTGCATGGTTGGGGAAAAAAGAACCGGCTCACGAATGAGCCGGTTGAAATTAAAGAGAGACTTGTTTGTTTTCATTTTTCTTTAAGTACGCATAAATTTTGCTGATTTTCTTCCCGTTCTGAGGTGCAGAGGTCACGTCAAATACAATGTATTTAACTTCTGAATCAGCCTGATATGCAAAGATAAGGTACTGACGGACAATTTTCGTTTTCTTCTTCTGTGCTGACCCTCCAAGCGCCGCGCCGATTGGGCCAAGTAAAATACCGCCCGCGATTGCGCCGCCGACGCTTGAAACGTATTGGGTCTGGATATCCTGCGGTGTCATAACAGACACATCGATTAGCTTTTCTGGCGAAAGCGTAAATGTTTGTCCGCTCGCTGAAAATGAAATAGATTCTGGGGAGCACATGGCGGAGCAGATAGACCCTGCTGCAAGGTCAAGCCCGCCGACAAGTTGTAGCTTGCACTTTACTGTTTGGATTTTAATCTTTTCGTCATAAGTCTGCGGTACGGCTTTATTAACGGCCAGAATCCCTAATGGGATAGGTATTGTTAGAAGGGCAACGCCAACCCATACTGGCATAGTTTCTTGGCCTTCTGGCGTTGTAGCAACTCCTACAATTAGGATCAAAAGAAACGATGCAAAGAAGACAACAAGGAATAACAAGGTTCTTTTCAATGCTTTCATTCTATTTCCCTCCCATTAAATACGGTTCTTTTACCATATCACAGCAAAAAACTAAAAGCAAGGTGGTGATTTTATGGCAGCGGACGGTTCGGTAGTTTTCAGCGTGGATCTGGACGACAAAGACGCTCAAAAAGAACTGAATAAACTGGTTAAAAAAATCGACACGCTTAACGATAAAATTTACCAGAAACAGCAAGACAAAATGCCGCTGGCAAAGCAGTCGGCAGAAATCGCGGCAAATCTCGATGCGGCAAAAGCGACGCTTGATTCAATGCACAGCGGCAAAGAGTTTTTTACGGCGGATTCCATCAAGGCACAGGAAAGCACTGTGAAATCTTTGCAAAAAGAGTATGACGCCGTTACAGCTAAAGTTGAGAAGATGGACGCTTCAATTCAGTCCGATACGGCAAATCTCGATAAGATGAAGACAAAAGCGGGGGAGCTTTCCGAAAAAATCTCCAGCACAAAAAACGGTGTTTTCGGGATGGGTGAGGCGACTAAAAAAGCCGACGAATACATGTCCCGCTTCGTTAACCGAGTAAAGAAGCTCGCTCTCAGGGCGTTTGTGTTTACTCTTATTACAAGGGCATTATCCGTTGTTCGTGATTATGTCTGGAAAGTCATCCAAGTAAATGACGAAGCCGCAAAAGCTATTGGACGCTTAAAGGGCGCGTTGCTCACTTTGGCACAACCGCTATTAAGTGTAATTGTTCCCGCCTTTACAGCGCTTGTGAACATCCTTACAAAGGTTATCAGCGTTATTGCAAACATTGTATCGATGCTTTTTGGAACAACGGCAAAAAAATCAGAAGCGGCGGCAAAAGGACTTTATAAAGAAGCAGATGCTATCGGTAGCGTCGGTTCGGCGGCAAAAGAAGCAAAAGGGAATCTTGCTAGTTTTGACGAGATCAACACGATTTCCACATCAAGCAGTGGAGGCGGCGCTGCGGCTGCGCTTGCAGATCGGCTTTCTCCCGTGTTTGAACAGTTTACGACCGACGAGTACAAAGCAAAGATCGACGAGCTTACGGCATACCTTAGCGGCGCGCTTTTAGCTCTTGGCGCAATTCTGTGTTTTTCCGGCGCAAATATCCCCCTCGGAATCACACTTATGGCGGCGGGCGCGATTGGGCTTGTTACACTTATTAAAGAAAACTGGAACGCAATGTCTGACCGCCTTAGAGCTGCACTGACAAATGTGCTTTCGGTGCTGGGCCTTTTTGCCCTCGCCATTGGTGCAATTTTGTGTTTATCTGGCGCAAACATCCCCCTCGGCATTGGGCTTATGCTGGCAGGCGCGGCTATGCTGGGAACGGCAGTCGCCTTGAACTGGAATGCAGTAAACGACAAAACAAAAAATACATTGTCGGCCTTAATGATGGCGCTCGGAATGACCTTGCTTGCCATCGGCGCAGTGCTTTGCTTTTCGGGAGCAAACTTACCTCTCGGTATTGGGTTAATGATTGCGGGTGCAGCATCTATTGCGGCGTCGGTCGCCATGAACTGGAACACAGCCCCCGAAAAGACAAAAGCCGCAATCAAATCTCTTATGGGTTCGATTGGCGTCTCGCTTATCGCTATCGGTGCGGTTCTGTGTTTCTCCGGCGCAAATCTTCCACTTGGCATTGGGATGATGATTGCTGGCGGCGCGGCTATTGCCGCTGCATCTGATCTGGATTGGAGTGCACTTCTTACCAAGCTTAAAGAAATGTGGCAGAACATTAAACAGTGGTGGAATACCAGCGTTTCGAAGTTTTTTACTGCTGATTACTGGAAAGCGTTAGGTCGAAGGATTATTGACGGCCTTTTGTCCGGCTTAAAAGCCGCATGGGAGACTGTAAAAACGTGGGTGGCTAATGCCGTTAGCTGGTTCGGGAAAAAATTTGTTGAAGCGCAGAATTCTATTGCAAAATCGAATTCTGGCCGAAGCGGAGGATTTGGAACCAGAAGTGGCGGCTTTGGAAGTCCTTCTCGCGCTCCTTCGATTAGCCGTGTCTCCGCTCCTGCATTGGCTCGCGGCGCAGTCATTCCCCCTAACAAAGAATTTCTCGCCGTGCTGGGCGACCAGAAGAGCGGAACGAATATCGAAACGCCGCTTGCAACGATGGTTGAAGCATTTAAGCAGGCTATGGCAGAATCGGGCGGCGGTGCAACTACGGTCGTTATCCAGCTTGACGGTAAGGAAATCGCACGCAGCACCGTGAAGAATATCAACAACATGACGCGCGTGGCAGGTAAGCCCGTGCTGTTGTACTAAGGAGGGGTAACATGGAAGTCCTTATTATCAACGGCACGGACTACTCCGATGCTATCGCTACAAAGGGATATGGGTGGAGCCGCAACGACCTCGACAGCGACAACACGACCCGCACAAAAGATGGGAAAATGCGCCGCGACAAGATCACCACCAAGCGGAAACTAAGCTATACAACGCGCTCTATGCCTCGCGATAAGCTGGCAAAGCTCGATGATGATCTCAATAAAACAACGTGCACGGTCAAGTATCTTGACTTGCACGGAGTTCGAACCAGCACGTTTTACTGCTCGTCGATGGAATGCACGCTCGAGGAAGCGGCGGACGACAATGAGGTGTGGGGCGGCGCGACGTTTAATTTGATCGAGGTGTGATATGGGGCAGACGACAAGTGCGCTGTGGCGCGAGCTGCTTCACAAGCCCGGCACAGAACGAGAGTACAAATTTGACGTTGCGGGCACGGAATATGGCAAAGACGCGGAAGTGTCGCATTCTGTCGAATCGCAGTTGTTTGAAGAATTCGGCATCGGTAATGCCTGCTGCGCAACATTAAAGCTGGCACTGTATGCGGGCAACGTACCGCGCACCGCGACGATCAAGCGTTATCTCAGGCTTGTTAATGGCAGTCAGGCGACAGACTGGATCCCCAAAGGTGTGTTTTTTACCAACCGCCGTTCCTGCGATGGAGATTATTGGGAAATTGAAGCATACGACGCTATGAGAAAGGCTGACGTTGTGTGGGAGCCAGACCAGTCGCTTAACTTCCCGATGACTATGCCTGACGCTGTAAACATCTTTTGCCAGTTGATGGACGTGGAGATGGACAGCCGCACAGTGCTCAACAGCTCGTATACCATCGACTATCCCGCAAACGATTACACCATCCGCAACGAGCTATGCTTTATCGCTGCGGCGCACGGCGGCAACTGGATTATCACCGATGCGGGGAAACTGCGGCTTATTCCGTTATTGTCAATGCCTGCCGAAACAAACTATCTCATTACAGAAGCGGGCAACGCTATTACGTTTGGAGGGGTGAGGATTCTTGTCTGATAAATATTACGTCGGCGGCGACATTACAAGCTTTTCCAACAATGGCAAGTATAAGCCTATTTCCCGTGTGACGTTGCTTGTGGACGACGAAAATAGCCTGACGGCGGGCGACGATACCGGAATGGAGGTCATTGCAAGTTGCCCTCACGCCACGCAGCCAATGGTAAATGCTTTACTGCAAACCATGAAAGGCTACCAGTATCAGGCGTACGAAGCAGGCGCAGCAAACATCGATCCAGCGGCAGAGCTGGGCGACGGCGTGACGGTTGGTGGCATTTATTCGCCGCTGTCTAAACTCTCTGATGATGGCCGCGGATATGCGGGCATTTCTTCCCCCGGAGAAGCGGAGATGGAAGACGAATATCCGGCTGAGGGGTACATCGTGCAGGAATTCAACCGTAAGATTGCCGAAACGCGCTCAATTATCACCAAGACCAGCGAGGAGATCATGCTCAAGGTCGAGGGCATCGACGGCAAGTACACCGAGGTCAAAACCACGCTGGACGGCCTGACGGTGACGGACGCGAGCGGCACGACCAAGATCAACGGCAGCAGCATCAAGACGGACAATTTGTACGTCGATGCGGCAAATATCAATGGTACGCTGACGGCTGACCAAATCCAGACCGGCAGCATCCGCGTCGGCGATCTTAAGGACGGCTCGAACTATGCGACGAAGACTTACGTCGACAACAATGCGGGACTGAGCGCAAGTGAAGTCGACAGCGCTATTGAGACATACATTGACGGGACGAGCATCACGGCGGAAAAGCTCAGGGGCCGCACAGTCGAATTGTTGGCAAGCAGCAATCAATCCATCGGCAGTATCGAGCTAGCCTACACAACTACCGGCTACGGCATTTCCATTAACACGACGTATGGTGGTATTCAGCTCAACTCTGGCGGCAATATTTATCTTTCTTCCTATGACGGCGCATTTATTACGCTGAGCGATGTTGTATCTCTTGGCGGCGGGCCGCTACTAATTGGCTCGAAGATGTACGGCTCAAGCCTTCCCAGCAATCCGCAGTATGGTCAACTGTTTTTCCTCTTGCAGTGAGGTGACACATGGCACGATTTTACTGCACGCTCTCACCGGTGGATGGAGACGGAACGAAGCTCGAAGTCTACGCCAAATTCACGGGTGGCGCAGATGATTACAGCTATCAGCGCTCTATTGACGTGCGAATTACCGGCGTGGGAACGTTTGAGTTTGATTCCGCCGAGACGAGCGGCGGCACGAGCACATTTTCCGGCTATATCACGGGACTTTCTCCGGGCACAGAATATGAGTGGGTCTGCAATCTCTACTACTGGGGCGGCTCGTGGATTGCCTCAGATTACAGCGACGAGGGCACAGCCACAACGTATAGCGACAGCTCAAGCACTGCCGTATACATCAACAATCAAGCATACACCCCATACATTTATACCAACGGGTGGAACGCATACGACGCATATGTCTATACCGGCAGTTGGAACGTATCAGGATAGGAGTGATAATGATGGACAAAAACAAACTGCGGGAGCAGATCAACAGTGCCTATGCCATGATTACCGGCATCTATGTTAAGGGCAGCGAGGCGAAGCGCATGGCGATGGCAATGCAGAACCTTGAAAATGCCTTTGCCGAGTTGGACAAGCCGGACGAGCCGCCCACTAAAGAGGGCAAGACGAAGCTCGAGAAGAAAAGCGAGGTAACTGATGGCCGATAAAGCAATTGTTGATAAAGCAATTTCCGACCTCACGCAAGCGTTACAGATCACGGGCGAAGACCTTTTTGTGCTTGAGCAGGGCGGCGAGGCAAAAAAGCTGAAAGGCAGTCAGGTCGTGCAGTATGCCAAGGATTCCGTCGCGGCAGAGGTGCAGGGCGTAAAGGAATACGCTGACAGCGCCAAGGCATCGGCTGATGCGGCGGCTGCATCGGCTGAAAAGGCCGCGGGCGCTGCACAGGGCATCGACGACAAGGTTGCTGCGGCGGATGCTTCCGCAAAGGCGGCGGCATCTTCTGCGGCGGCTGCTGCTGTATCTGCGACCGGCGTCGACGAAAAGGTACAGGCCGCGCAGACGGCGGCGACCAATGCCGCGAAGTCGGAGACGGCGGCAAAGAACGCACAGACCGCTGCTGCCAACGCACAGAAAGCAGCGGAGAGTGCGCAGACCGGAGCACAGGCCGCTAAGACGGCAGCGGAATCGGCACAGGAGGCCGCTGAGAGCGCAAAAGACGCTGCGGCGAGTAGTTCGACCGCTGCGGGGCAGAAAGCGTCACAGGCCGCTCAGAGCGCCGAGGACGCGGCTTCTGCCAAGTCTGCGGCGGAGACGGCAAAGACCGATGCTCAGGCGGCGCGCGACGCCATCGTCAACATGATCGTCGAGGCGGTCACGCTTGAGACAGGCAAGCCCGCGACGGTGAGCAAGTCCCTTGTGGACAATGTTTATAAGCTGGCCTTCGGCTTGCCGCGCGGCGGCACTGGCGCTCCCGGCCCGCGGGGTGCACCCGGCAACGGCATTTCCGGCATCGCGCTCAAGAACGGCACACACGCCCCCGGCACGAGCGACGTCTATACCATCACACTGACGGACGGCACGACGTTTGACTTCGAGGTCTATAACGGTGCGAACGGGCAAGGCGCTGGCGATATGCTCGCAAGCGTCTACGACCCGCGGGGCAAGCGGACGGACATCTACAAGTACGTTGATGACGCTATTGGGGAAATTCCCACGCCGGACGTCTCCGGCAAGCTCGACAAGACCGGCGACGGCAGTAACGTCACGGCGGCGTTCACGGCGGCGGAGACGCGTACCAACATCGCAACCGGCGAGAAGCTGTCGGTACTGCTTGGTAAGATTGCCAAGTGGTTAGGCGACCTCAAAGCTCTTGCATTCAAGGACAAAGTTGCTAAGACTGACCTTGCAAACGACGTGCAGGCGAGTTTGGGGAAGGCAGACAGCGCTTTGCAGAGTGCGCCGGTCACGAGTGTCAACAGCAAGACAGGCGCGGTGAGGAGCACGTTTTATGTGACAGTGACGCAAGGAGACAATAATAGCGCAACTGCCGACAAAACGGCTGAAGAAGTGTATAAGGCCTATGCGGCGGGCTACGCCGTGTATGCGATTACAAAATTTCCTGGGATGGATGTACCTTTTGTGTTGCCGCTTGTGTCGGCGGTGGGCATGCGTGATATGATACTTCTTGGCTTTGCCGCGCTCGGCTCGTTAAGTTCGATAGCCGCGCCGAATTATCCGGTGGTAGCGTATAACGGAGCTAACAGAAAGTGGACCGCTTGGATTGGAACGCTGGCGAGAGCGTCCGATATCCCAACGATTCCGACGGCACTCAAGAACCCGAATGCACTTAACATCAAGATCGGCGATACGACGACGAGCTACGACGGAAGCGCGGCGAAAACCGTGAAAATTCCAGAAGGTTGGCCGACCATGCGCAAGGTGACGCTGCCGGTGACGGGCTGGAATTCCAGCACCAAGCAGCAGAGCGTGACCGTGACTGGCGTTCTCGCCGACGGCACAAAGCAGAGGGTGATCTGCTCCCCCGTTGATGAAAGCTACGACAGCGCGTGGAATTCCTGCTATGTGCAGTGCGTCGGCCATGGGGCGGATTCGCTGACCTTCCAGTGTGACGAAATTCCGACAGCAGCTGTGGAGGTTTTTGTGTCGATCCAGCCGGTCAGCTTTGCATCGTGAGGTGAGGACATGATCGTAAACTATCCAAGAATGAGGCGCCGTGCGGCATGGCCGAACGACCTCGATACAGCATTAGAATTTTCATCGGCAAATCCATTTTCGATTTCCGCGCCAAAAAACTGGGACGGCAAATTAGAATATACCAACGGAAGCGAATGGAAAACGTGGGATGGGAGTGAAATTACCTCCGGCGAAAACGGGAGTGATCATTGCATTTATCTCAGAGGGACAGGGAATTCAAAAATAACCGGAATTGTTTTCAGTTTCGCAAAGTGGCACATTAGCGGGACGAATATTGCCTGCAACGGGGATATTGACTGCCTATTAGACTACTCGACCGTAAAAGGCGGCAATCGCCCCGCAATGGCGAACAACTGCTACTCCTCCATGTTTTATGGCTGTACAAGCCTTACGGCAGCACCGTCGCTGCCCGCAACTACACTGGCGAACTACTGCTACAACTCCATGTTTTATGGTTGTACGAGCCTTACGGCAGCACCGTCGCTGCCCGCAACTACACTGGCGAACAGTTGCTACAACTCCATGTTTTATGGTTGTACGAGCCTTACGGCAGCGCCGTCGCTGCCCGCAACTACACTGGCGAACAGTTGCTACTCCTCCATGTTTTATGGTTGTACGAGCCTTACGGCAGCGCCGTCGCTGCCCGCAACCACGCTGGCGACCAACTGCTACTCCTCCATGTTTTATGGCTGTACGAGCCTTACGGCAGCACCGTCGCTGCCCGCAACTACACTGGCGAACTACTGCTACA